TTAGCCACTTATTGCCCGTATGTTATTAATGGAAATCCATTCTGAGTACTTGTAAACGTTATCGAGAAATTCATTGTTGTCCCCATCCTATTCTGGATGTACAGCTTGTTATCGCTGCTTACGATGGCAAACGTCAAAGTCCCATTGTCGCCTCTCGTACCGATGGCAGCCATGCGGGCCTCTGCCAAGTCATCCGTTCTCGAAGCCTAGTCTGGCAACAAAAAAGACCCCAGGGGTGGGGGCTTTCCGAATTTCCGCTGGCCTGGTCTGCGGCGATCTTCGCCGCGCCGATATCTGTGAGTTTTGTAAAGTAGACCACTACAGGTCGCTCCTCATGGAGACGCTCTAGTAGTTGCTTTCGCTTCGATGGTCGCCACTACATCCACCACCGCACCGCTAGTCGCCGACGCGGTGACAACACGAATCTGGCCATAAATGTTCGTTGCATCTACAGCAGTCACCCACAAGAAGCCGCAGACCCAGTCGCCGACGTTGGTGTTGCGTCTCAGCGTGAGGCACACGTCGTTAATGTTTGGGGTTACGTTTAAAGTGTGAGCAATAGTGAAGTTTTTTGTGCCTGCTGAATCAATCTCTACTTCCGTACTTACAATGCTTCTGGTTCGCAGTCCAGACACATACTGAACAATAGTGTATGAGCCATTGTCTTGGATCGCCGTGGTGTTTCCTGTGCATGATCCGCCGATGATACGGACGTAGCTGCTACCCGACCGGATATCGTGACCGATACCATTATTCCTAACGTCGGCGCCGAGCACAGTAATCTCATCGACGGAATCGTACACGATCCCCGCCTGCGTGTTGTTTCTCGCAACAATCCCAATAAGGCATGCGACATCAGCTTCAGTTCCGCCGCCAGAGTTCTGCCACAGTCTAAATCCGACGTTATTATTTTCAGCCCGAAGGTCAAAAAACCGGGCATCAGGGTCCGACAAACTAAACCCGTCAGAGAAGTGCATGACGTGCGCGTCATACAAACTGCAATTACGCGAGATTACACGCGCACCAACACTGTTTAAGGCGTCGTTGCCGTAGCCGCGATAACCGTACACCTTGGTTGCCTGTACAGGCGTGCCACCAGACACGCCGCTCTGCAATCTTAGACCGATCAATCCCTTGTCGCCGGGGTCTGTTGCTGCTAGGTCGAAACATCTCCAACCGCTACGAAGGTCAATACCGGCCTGCGGTAAAGAGAGGTCTCCCAAAAGGCCCCAGTTCTTGACGCGCAAGTTCCGAATGGTATTTCCGTGCGATTGACCGGAGTTGTCCTTACAGTCAATCCCGTCAGCGCCACTGCGATCGATCTCTATATCTTCAATATGACAGTTATAGAAATAATCTTGCTGAAACCCGATGCCGTAATACATAGCGTCTACGATCTTTAGCCTACGCAAGCCCACGCCTGACGCGCCGCTTGCGATATCAATCGCATTCTGGTGGTCCTGCGTATCATCCGGCATCACTTGGTTGTCGCGGTTGTGGTCGATGGTCAGGTCCTCGACCTCGAGCCCTGAAATCTCCACTGGATCACCGCCAACCCTTTGCCCGCCCTTAATCATGTGGGCATTCTGGCCGTCGTCCATTTTGAGAGTAGTAACGTCCACCCCCTTCCCTTTGATCTTGATTCTTACTCCAGGCGTGTTGTGCCAGATGCACGCCCGGTTGTCCCAACTTGACGCATCCGGATCGCCGCAGGCGAATAGGTAAAGCCCTTCATTAATGTTCAGCACCCCTCCGCCCAAGTTCACCAGGTGCGCAATAGCCTTCGCGGCAGCATCGGTATTTTCAGCAGCTGACTTTTCGGTTCCACCGCCAAAATCCTCTATGCTTACCGTTTCAGCGAGCTTGTCCTCGACCCAGCGCTTTATTGCTCCAAGGCCGCTCTGCACGAACGCAATCAATCTAGACCCTAGGCCGCTGACTGCGCTAGCCAGTTCAGAGCGAAATGTCCTGACAGTACCGGTAGTCGCGTCAACACTCCCCTCACCCACATACTCGAAGACATAGTACCCACCGCTGCCGTTCTCGACGTACAGCTTGCCCTCGTAGAGTTCGCCGGGGGTTGCGCCGCCAGGGAGTTCGGCATCGGTCGCAGTGCACTTCCACGTCGAGGGGAGCACATCGGAGCTGTCATCTACTGAATTTACGCGGGCAACATATCCGATCTCGACTGAGCCACCCCCCTCCAGAAAGCTGACAAGCGAATCACCTTCTCCGATCAGGTGTGTGAAGTAGCCAAGCTCTTGCTCCTTAAAGGCGAGGACTTTACCTTCAGCCTCGGCGGCAGACTCTGCTGCCGCCTCTGCTGCCTCGTTCGCTTCCTGAACAAGATCCTCAATTTCTTGTATTACGCCGTCCACATACAAAAACTGCGTATCTTTCCGCCAGAATTTAGCGCCTCCTGCCTCCGCTTCAAGCGTGTAATTACTGCCGTCTTCCGCCGCCACATAAAACCATGAGCGGCCGCTAACGCCAAAGGGATTCGACAACTGCTCGCCGTTCTCGTCATAGAGCAGACCAGAATATGGCTCGTCGTCTTTATAGACAGTCACCGTAAACTGGTCATTGACGCGCAAGAATCCGCTCCGGTGGATAGCCCAGACGTTGAAGTATTTAAGTTCGTAAGGGAGGTTAAAGGCCATGCTTTATTCCAATGGAATGGTGTCTGGGTCGAATACGATTTGTTCTTTTGGGCACTCGCAGCAGCTGTTGCCGCCGAGCGGATTACTATGACGACAGCCATCGTAGAAGTGGCTGATAACCGGATAACCCGGCTCGTTGCCAGAGCCGATCGGCAGAGTGCGAGGATACCGCTGGCGCATGACCGGCTGACCGAGTTTTCGCATGATTTTCAGGCCAGCAGTGGCGCGCTGAATCAACGAAGCCGGAGGCTCTATTCCATAGGTGGCTGCAAGCTCAACGGCGAGATTCGCCACTACGCCGCGTTTTGCACCAGCAGGGATGGTTACTTCATCCGAGATATTCGAGACTGGCGTATAGCCCAGATGGATATTGATGGCCTCAAGCGACGCCATGTAATCGTTCAGGAAGCTCATGAACGTCACATAGTCGTCAGCCTCAATAGGCGATGCCACACCTTCGCTCAGCAATTCCCCGAGCGCTTCACGGCAATAAGTGGCGACCGTAGCCATTAGTTAGCATCCTTCGGCGGACGACCACGGCGTTTCGTTTCCTGCGGCACTTCCGGCTCTTTTTCAGGCTCAGGCTGGTCTTTCACCGGCTCCCAGCCGAGCGCAATAGCTGCATCAAAGGAGCTTTCGTTCACTTCGAGCACTACGCCACTAGGCTTTTTGAACTTAACTAACATGATTCCTCCAACTAAAAGAAAAGGGGCTCCCATTTGAGAGCCCCGAACAGAGGAAGATTAAGAGGAAGTACCGAATGCCTGGCCAGCGAAGAACGGGTTGTAGACCGCAAACGCCGGCAGAAGGTCAAGACGATAGCCCTGGGTGTTTTTCAGCGGGTCAGAGTAACGAACCAGGCGCATCGAAATGCCGTCATACTCTGCAATCGTGTTGTCCCAGCCAGCCAGTTTTTTGAGGCGGATGGTGCCAAGACCAAATGCTTCCTCGTGGAAGATCAGGTTGGGCTGATACAGAGTCGACGGCGAGCCAAGCAGCGTAATTACGTCACCTGCCTCCAACGGCGCAACCACGGTGTTGTACTGGCCGTTAGACTCGTTGATAGCAGGGCCAGCAACTTTCAGGGTGCCTGCGCCAGAACCATTGAGGGTAACGGTTTCGGTCACAACGCCACGCCAGATAACTTGAGACTGCGTGCCGTTCATCATCGGCAAGCGAGTACTCTGGTTAAGGTGGTAACGGCCGGTCACTTCGATAGCTTCGCCAGCGGAAACCACCAAGTTAGCCTCGAAGCCAGTAACCGCCAGATCCTGAATCATCGTGTCCTTATGAGTCGCGTAAGTGGCGTTCGGAGTAGAAGCCAGCGTACCCGCACGGTCAGCGCCTGCGTTGGTCTGGTAGGTTGCCAGCGTAGTAGCAGTCATTGCGCGTACGCCCGCAAACTGGCTAGGAATCTGCGCTTTCTGCCATGCAGACTTCACAAGATCATCGGCATAGATCGAGGACTGCGCACCAGCCAATGCCGCCTGCTGGTAGGGGTTGATAACGTAGTTCAGACCCTGGCTGGTCGGAACGCCAAGAGATTCCATATAGGCGTAAGCACCAGCGACTTCCTGCCACTTAGTGACCGGAGTGCCAACTGAGCCAATCACGTTATGACAGTTAGTCATCATAAACCTGGCGAAATTGGTTTCCAGCGTAGTAACCACGCGCTTAGCCGCAGGGCGCAAGATTTCCTCTAGCTGGTTCAGCTTCAGCGTTTCGTCGATGTTGTCCCACGGGATCGGCACGGTGATCATGTTCTGGACTTTCATCTTCGCCTGGCCGGAGATAATGTCGTTCAAGGTAGCCAGCGAAAGATCACCACCAGAGGTTTCGATGGCGCGATAGTCATGCGGGCGCTTTACAGCGATTTCAGTACCGTATTCTGCATTCTGGAATTCCGCACCAGTGATGATGCGGCGGTTTACGGCTTTGGTCAGGACTCGCTCAGCCTCAAAAGCCTTGAGAAAGATCGGCATGACCTTGCCGGTGGTATAGTTGCTCGTTGCATTAGTTGCCATTAGGCGTTACCTCATTGAGTTAGAAGTATTTAGCGCCGGGCGGTCCTAACGATTCGGCCACAGCAGCGCGATTTGGTTTGGAAACCGGAGCCGGAGCCCCTGATACTTTTGGTTTCACAGATGCCGCTGCTTTGTTACGCACAGTAGCCCCTAGATAGTAGGCGCGTTGCTCAGGGCTCATAGCGTTAAGCTTTGCCCGCTCTTCGGGGTTGGCCGCCAAATACTGAACAACCTGAGGGCCATACTTGTCAGCGAGCACGAACTCCTGGATCCATGGCATTTCACTACCGACCACAGCTCCAGCGCCCTCCAGAACAACAGGATCAATGCCAGCGTTCTTCGCTCTCTCGATATACTTGGTACGCATATCGAGTAATTCATTGAGCTTACGCTGCTTTTCCTGCTGCTCTAGCTCTTGCCTCTGACGTTCTAAGTACTTCTGCTGCGCATCAAATATCGCGGCTTCCTGCAAAGCCTTGTCACGCGCCTGAACTGCATTCCGATACTCCTCCTCAGTTACCTGGTAAGGGTCCGGCAGATCCGGCACGACAGGCCGAGTTGGACGCTGGGCCTCCTGAAGCTGGGCTAACTGCCGCTCTAGCTCTTGCGCTCTGCGTTCTGCTTCACGCTGCGCCTTCACCCGCTTGGCAATCTCTGTGTCCAGAATCTTCTGGGCTTCTGCGTCTAACTTAACTGACTTCTTGGCGGGCTTATCACCTTCCTCAGGCTTATCGCCTTCCTCGTCGTCAGCGGTGTCGGGGACATCTTCGTCCTCGACCCCATCCCCTTCAGCTTCTCCGGGTTCGCCCTGCTCAGGGTTGTCTTGTGTATCCGGATCGTCTACTTCTTCCATCGGCTCTGGAGCTTCTGCTTCTTCGCCGTCAGTCGTATCGACAACCGTATACTCAAGTTGCAGCTCGTCTTCCATCTACTTCGCCCTCTATGGGTAGCGGTTTCCCGCGCCTGGAAACGGTCCAGTACCGACTAACTACTGGCGAATAATACCAGCTATTTCAGATAGTTCAAATAGAGTGGCAAATCTCGCCAACTGTTGGTATGTCTTTCCTACGGGCAAAAAGAAGGGGCCAATTCAGCCCCTTAACAACTGCCACAGGGAGTATCTATTGCGCAGGCTGATCTAGAGTGCTCAGCTCCTTGATCTTCTTGAGATTGTCTAGTTGCATTGACTCTGCTTCCAGGCGATCAAAACGGCGGTCAATGTTGACCTTGGCCCCTGCAATCTCTGCATCAGTCTCAGCCTTGTATCTGCCGGTCTGGGCCTGATAAATCGCAACTTGGTTCTTAACATCATCGCTCTGAGCCTTCGCTTGAACTTCCATTGCTTTAATCTGGAGCTGTAGCTGATCGTTCTGAACCTTCATCAGCTCAATCTGAGCACGCATTTGATCAGCCTTAGCTTTCTCCATTTCGGCCTGAGCCAGAACCATCTCAGGGCTTGGAGGCGGCGGCTGATTAGCTTTAGCGGCCAGCATCGCCCGCTCATCATCATTCAATTGCGACTCAGGGATAGCGCCCTGCTGGATCAGGAGCATACGCTTACGTTCTGCCAAAGCTTTAGCGCCTGGTGCCTGAATTGCATTGAGCAGGATGTCGCCGCCCATTTGGATAATAGTCGGATCAACCTTCCCTGCTTCCAGCATGAACTCAATGGTTTCCTGCTGACGATTACGGAAGGATGGGCCAGAGCGGCAGATTACGTTGTAGTGGCCTTTGCTGAGATCGTGCAGGGTGATTAGCTGCCCGGTCTGCATATCAACCATCGGCTGGTTGATGGTCTTAATCTCGTTCGTGCCGTCCTCGTAAGTCAACTGCACCTGTCGCTTGGTGTCATAGACTTTGGGGATAGCAGAGACAAGCAAGCGCCCGAGGCGAGCGTGCATGATCTCGACAGACTCATGATAGCCCTGCGTGCCGTTGTCGCCTTTGTTCTGGAGCCGCTCGATAGCAACACCAGACTGTAAGCCGGGATTGTTGCCCATGTTGGCGGCGAACAGCCCTGCCGTATGGCCCAGCATCTGCTGCATGTCGGCAGAGATTTGATTGAGACCGGGGTTTATCTGAGCGCCGCCTTGC